GAAAACTCTTACGTCTTTTGACCTGGTCTTAAGCTAAGAAATTTCATAGCTCTCTATGTTTCCGACCGTAAGTCCGCATGGCGCGAGCTATGTTGGTGCGGGAGGAGCAGAGGAACCAGTAGACGATGTTTGTTCTTTCTTTACGAAAGAATGGACGTCCCAAGAGATTAGCAACCTCTTGGAGCTGTCTATCACACGCTACCCGAGACTTGTCTCCGGTGAGCGCATGGATGGCTATCTGAGGAGAAAGAGGGATCACTTCCTTCCACAAGCTGATCAGCGAAAGCTGGTTGGGTTACTGCCGTACTTAAACCACTCTGGTCTAAAGGCTGCAGCGACCAAGCTATTCTCTTCCAAGTGTTCGACCATTGTGAAATTCACAAAAGTCTGGACATGGATCGATACCTGTCTTGCATTGGCATTCCCAATCGAGACGCCATCTACCACTCGATACAAGGTATCATGGTGGAAAATCGTTGCCCATGATGTTTCATCAACGGGCTCGATTCATTATGCATGCAAGAAGTGGGCAAAACTCTCCCTTTACCTAACGTTACACTTCGGCGGTGCCGTACAGCCCCTTCCAAAATGGGAGGATTGGTTTCCGGTACTACCCGAAGGAACGTGGATGGTGAAGGAACCTGGAACACTTGACCGCGAAGAGAAGGCTAGATGCCGTATCTTGTGTGATAAGCGAGGGCTACCTGCAGGTGACGAAGTCACAGCAAAGGCAGCATTAGCCGATCACCTCTCAGCGTTGACTAAGGGCGACACATTGTCGCTCGCACAGGAGGCCGACCTGGTAATGTACTCAGGAATAGCCGCCGAGTCAATTCGAGAGAAAGTCAAGGATTCTTGGTTCAGTGAGAAAAGCGGGCATATTTCCCTGTCCAACTCAGCCTGTTTTGAAAACTCGCGGAGTTGTGGTGGGAAAAGGATGTACATACTCTCTTGTCTTAGAGGCTGGCTCTGTGAGCTAGCTACCGAGACCCGTAATGTGATCTTGCCAACTGGCGAGACATATGAGGAACGAGAGGGTTGTCCTAGATGGATGACCGTACACCCTACTGGATATGCAGATGCTAAGGATTTACCCTCAGGTGCTAGAATAGCTACAGGACTCTTAACCGACGACTTTGTAGATGGGGAGCAAGAACGTGTTGGATTTCAACTGTTCTGCTGGGCTTTTGCCACATTAGTGGAGGACGGATTCCTTGATTATCAAGGAAAATGTACTAATAAACCCATGCCCATCTCCCGGATTGCTATAGGCGAACCAGGAAACAAAGTGCGAATTGCCACACGGTCGAAGGCCGCCTTCATTGTATACGGACAACCGTTCGCTCATGCAATGCGTGAACTACTTGGTGCACATCCCGCACTACGTGCAGGTCTATCCGCCGGATACCAGCTCTTTGAGTGGTTGAAAGGGGTAGATGAAGTGCCCGAGTACGTCATGGTAGGTGACTTCGACGCCGCGACCGACCATATCCAGCATAAAGCCGGTAGGTTGGCGATGAGGCAATTACTGTCGAAACTGTCAGCGGATAGGAATGGCTATGCGGTGAACTATGTGGATCTTCTTCTATCCCCAAGGATCATTGAAGAAGACGGAGTTGTGACTGTCACAAACTCGGGATGCCTTATGGGAGAGCCTGGTACGAAAATCGT